ATAGTTTGATTTCCTAAATACAAAGCCACATGATCTAATTTACCTGTGTTTGTTGTGTCCATAAGAAGAACATCACCTTCTTTTAAATCTACCGTATCTTCCAGTTCAACAAAACCAGTTAAAGGTAAACCATATTCAAATAATGGATTCTTTGAAAATTCTTTTGGGCTTTTTGGTCTATCCCAATGTTTTAATTTGATATTTCTTTTTTCTTCATACCAATCATGTATTAAGCTCCAACAATCCTGTACACCCCAAACCCATTCTCTGCCAATCAATCCTTTCTTATAACCAGAAGGTTTGAAGTGATGCCATTCTTTTGTTTCTGGAGTGACGATATAGAAAGGTAGATCTAAATATTCACAACTGGCTAAATCAGCTTCACTAGGATATGGAGGATGATTTGGATGACTATGTATTACTGCTATAACTTCACCTTCATCTTCAGCTTTCATCCAATCATCAGGATCTAAAATAAAATGTTCTCCCTGTTCTTCAGCAATATTTTTACAAGGATAATATTTTTCTTTACCTTTATAAATAGTCAATAAACCACAAGCTTCCTGTGGTGAATCTTTCTGTGCATGTTCTAATGCAATATCTTTCCAACTCATCCTAAAAATGCTCCAATACCAGGGAAAATATCTTTAGTAGCAATTCTTTTTGGTAATTTTACATTTACTACATCCAAAGCAGATTGAGCTTCCCATGTGACAACACTTCTATTCTCAGTAACTTTACGATCTAATATATAAATTTCTTGAGGAAATTCTGCTGTGGGATCTGGTGTACCAAAAGGGTTTGTACTTCCAGTAAAATTCACAGCATCTAAAAATTTAGCAAGAGTTCTAATTCTTGTTAATGTTGCACCATTTAAATCATTTCCAACAGTTGTTGTATTTACGTCTTGAAGAATAGTAGTTATTGTTCCAAAAATATTACTAATTGTAATTGTAGGTCTAGGTAAAGTTCCTGTTGAACCAAATTCAAATCCAGTACATTCGATAGGAAATCTTAAATATGAATTACCAGCCCAAACAACTTCTCCGTTAGCATTTAAATTTGCACCATTATGAAATCTATAAATTGTGGAATCTCCATGTAAAGTTGAATTAAGTGATAAAGTAAATAATTCAATAACTGCACCAGGTGCTATAGCCTGTAGTTCAGAAGTTGGAATTGTCATTATGGTTCAAACACCTCTCTAAAGGTAGCTTGCACTCTTGCTCGATTTAAATATGGAACTGATTTATTCCAAGATTCACATACAAATTTAGAAGAACTAGATTCTCCAGGTGGTGTAAAGGTAAAACTAGCACTATCAACTGCTCTGGCATCTAAGAAAGTTTCAATCGTATCTGCATCTGTTTCTGATACCTCAAAAGTTAAATTGAATATTTTAGGGTTTTGATTTAATCCAAAAGTGACGCGTTGTTCATAACCATCGCCAAATTGAGTAGTTCTTGTGTTTGGTTGTGATCTTTTCTGAACTCCGTAAGTTGGGGTAATCGAGGGAAAGGTAGCCATTATGCAAGTAAACCTCCAGGACGTTTTTGTTTAATTAATTCAGATTCTATCGCTGCTGACAATACAAGACCAAGTTCTCTACCTTGCTGCTCATCACCTTCAACAGAAGAACCAGAGGCATCCACGTTTACAACAATGCTTGTAGAACCACCAAGAGCATGGTTGGGTGTAACCATTCCTGATACTCCAGGTGTAAATAGTTCTGGCCCACGTTCTCCCACAAGAGTAGGACGGCCACCTGGAATACGACCTCCATCGGCTGCCATTCCAAAATCAAAATTACCTAAAGGACCAGTAGAGGATTGTTTTGGTATTGCTTTTACAGGAGAAAACATACTACTAAAGAAACCTAATATACCTTGTTGAAATTGATTTGCTGCCGTTCTTGCTGCTGTTCGTATAAATTCATCTGCTATTACATTGAGCATATTTCTAAACGCATCTCCTACAGACATAGTACCTTTAATTATTCCTACAAAAGAATCCTCAAAGGATCTTGCAATAGATTCACTTAACAAAATAACTTGAGATATTGGATTTTGAAGCCTTTTCATTTCGTCTTGAAGATCTTTTACTTTATCTGTAATAGCACTAAAGGCTAATACTCCCGACTGACCAAATTGACCATTAGCTTCATTAACAAGACCAAGTAATTCTCTAACTTCTCTTAATGAATCTTTAAAATCTTCTAATCTTTTATTTCTATTTTTATCAAATTCTTCTTGAATTTTTTTCGCTCTTGCTTCTCCAAATCTTGCTGCACCTCCTTCTATTCCAAGTAGCTCATCTTCTGAAGCTTTTAACCTATCAGTAAATGTAATTACTTTTGCCTTTGCTATGGCTTCATCATTAAGTGCTTTAGCTTTTGCTTCCGCTAAAGCTAATTCAATAGTAGATTGATCGTTTACTAAATTCTGTTGTAATAATTGCTTTGCAACTTGATTACCTATTTGTTTTCTTGTATCAAATATTTGTTGAGCTAATACAGCTTGTCTATTTGTTAACGCTAAAGTATCAAGAGCACCAGAATCAGTACCAAAAATACTTACTAAAGATTTAGCTACAGACCCAGACCCAAATTCTTTAAAAGCACCTAAAGCTGCTATTGCTTCTTCTTTTGTTATAGAAAGTCTTTTTGCTAATTTATCAACATCAGCAGCTAACACTTGAGTACCTCCGCTTGTAGTTAAAAATTGAACATTTAAAGCAGCTAGAGATTTATTAAACTTTTCATTTTTATCAATAGCAGAACCTAAAGCTGTTCCGAGAATTGACAACGCAAAGCCGAATTGTCCCCCTATAGCTCCACCTGCAAGACCTCCAAGCCCACCACCAACTGCTGCTGCACCTGTCTGTCCAAATAATAAAGGAAATGCACCACCAATAATTGCACTGCTGGCTGTACTTCCTATCCTTCTTCCTGATCCACCTGCTGCTGTAGTTTGATTTTGCTTAGCTCTTTGTTCTGTAATTTTTTTCTCAGCAAGCAATAAATTATTAGCTCTAATTAATGCTTGCCTTCTTATTTTTCCATTTCGTTCTGCAAATTTTACTCGATCTTTGTGAGAAGCATTAATTAATTTTTCATTTTTATTTATACCAATACCAAGTTTTTTCTGTCTATCAAGTTCTTGGTTTTGTTTTTCTTGAAAATTTAATCTTCTCTTACTAGCTTTATTAGCATTTTCTTCTAAAGTCGTAAGTTCTTTTTTCTTTTTAAATTCATCTTCTAATCTTTCTAAACCTCTTTCTTGAAATGCAGGTAATCTAGGTGCTCTTGTTTGGACTTCTTTTAATAATTCTTGATTAGCTAGCTCTGCTTGAATTCTAGTATTATTTGCTCTTGCAATAGCAACACTTGTAGCTTGACTTTGAGTTTCATCAAGTCTATTTTGCCTTCCTGCTATTGCTCCTTGTGCTAAGAAAAACGCATCTGATTTTCTTGCGTTTTGTAAACTAACAACTGCTGCTTTTTGTTCTGCTAAGGCAGCATTTGTATTTCTTAAAGCTGTAAGATATTCTTTAGCAGCCCTGCTTGCTAGACCAGTACCTAAAGCAACTTCATTAAAGTTTCTTTTTGAATCAGCTAAAGCGTGACTTAAATTATTAACACTTTTTATTAGTGCATCTTCATTTTTTGCAGCATTAAGAACTGTCTGATTAAATATCGCAATTTCTTTTGTTGTTTGTTTTATGTTTTTATTAAATTGACTTAACTTCTGAGCACCTTTTATAGCAACAGCAATATCTACGTTATAATTAGCCACTTGCTATAAAAATCAAAACATTTTCTCTATATTACCTCTTTTTACCTCTTAAAGCACTAGATCTTTGTGCTTGTTCTTTTTGTTTTTCATATTCCTCATGCTCGATCTCTGCATAAGCAGCCCAACCTATCATCTCTTCAATAGTAAGAGTCTGACATAACTCAGCTACAGTTTTATGTAATTCTTTTGCTAAAGAAAATAAAAACTGCCAATCTTTATTAGCTTTTTAAATCGGCTTTAGCCTCTTTAACCTCCTTATCAGCACCAGCATTAATCATTGCTAATTGTATTTGTTCAAGGACAGATGCTTCAACTTCTCTTCTTAATGAAGCCTTATCTCCATCTTGAAATAACCTTGCACCATCTTTATCTAATGATTTTTCTATCATCATCTGCAACGCATAGTCATTAACATCGTCAGAGTTTGATTTTTTTTGTATTGCTTCTCTTTCTGCAATAGTCAAAGGATGCCAGTAAACAGTGAGGATAATTTCATCATCTTGCTTTACATCATGCTTATAAAGTTGTGAAACTCCAAACTTGTTTTTGAGAAGATCTACGGCTCGTGTCATTTTAATATATAACTGATATTAGTATACTAGGCATTTGCGGTGAATTGGCAAGATATTAAACCTAAAAAGTGTGAACTGTCATCTAATTCTATAGGGGCAGGACCAACAACATCTAATACTCTTGGAGAACAACTAAACGTATCAGTATAATCACTGCCATTAACAGAGGTAAGACCATCTATAACAGCTTCACTAATAGATGATAGTGATGCAGTGCCTCTACCTCTAGGACAATAAACATTACATTGAATAACACCAGAATAAAAATCCTTTGAAGTACCTTGAGTTTGAGTTGTGGCCTGTGCAAAATCTACTGACATAACAACGTACTTCTTATTTTTTCCTGGTGTTTTATAAATCATATTGTCATAAACCATTTCAACAGTAGGATCTACATTTGCTACTGCATCTGTTACTGCTTTTTCAAAAGCTGCTCGTGTGTTAACTAAAGTCATAAGTCAGTGTAATCAACAAATACTGAAGTAGGATCACTAAACCTACCAATACCAGTTCCTTTAAATCTAACATTTGGATTTTCTTCGCTTCCTCTAACTCCAGTACCAAATGTGGCTACACCAATCTTAGGTTTCTTCTCATTAAATATTTCATTT